GACGATGTGCCGCCGATCCTGCGGCCCGAGCCGTCCGACGCCGAACTTGATGCACAGTTTGCCAAACAGGAGAAGGTCTGATGACGGAGCGCGAAAAAGTCGTGGAAGTGCTACGCGCATTCGACGCAGCAGCCGGTGTGCTGGAAGAGGTGGGCTGTTTACATTCGACAGTGCGGCCCCGCAGGGTGGCCGCTTATTGGCAGCTTGACCTTGAGGAGCATGCGCAGGAATTGGCCGCCGAGTGGAACGACTGCGGCCACCCTGACATCGAGCCGATCGAAGACAGCGAGTGGAGCGGCGCGGCGATCTACGCCGCCAAGGAGGCGAAATGCTGAGACAAGCAACGATACCAGCGACACGCAAGGACAATCCCGTGCGGCTGACGGGACTGCACAACGGCGATTACGACGGAGAGGGTGGCCGGGATTACGTGCAACTTCAGATTAACGGCGGCCAACCCGTCGAGGTCAACGCCGACGAACGGCGCGAGGCCATCGCGGACGTGCTGCCGAAGGGGGAAGTATGAGTTGGACACCGTGGAAGCAAAAGCCCAAGGAATACTGGGCGCACGTGGAGTGGTCAACAGATGTTGGTGGCTGGGAACGTGACATCGAATCGCACGGGCCGCTGGAAGTCACAGTGAGCGAGTTCAAGGATCATTCGACGATCTGGATTGACGCTGACGAAGTGCGGACGGTGTTCTATGCCCAGGCAAAGCCCAACTCCGTATCCGTGGAAATCGACCAGAACGGCTCAAAACTGGAGGTCAACCCATGAGCAAGTGGATCATCGGCATAGACCCCGGCAACAGTGGCGCGATGGCGCTTATCAAGGGCGATTCTGGCCTGCGTGACACGGCTAAGTTGAGCACGGCAACAGAAGCCGATATAGCCGCGATCCTGATGCGATGGAAAGCAGACGGAGCGTATGCGTCAGCGCCTCTATTCGCCTACCTTGAGCGCGTCCACGCCATGCCAAAACAAGGCGTGGCGTCAACCTTCAAGTTTGGGCAGTCTTACGGTTTCCTGCGTGGCTGCTTGGTGGCTGTTGGCATCCCGTTCGAGGAGGTCACCCCCGCCAAGTGGCAACGCGCCCTAGGCTGCCTCAGCAAAGGCGACAAGAACGTAACCAAGGCCAAGGCGCAACAACTCTTCCCAGGCATCAAAGTAACGCACGCCATCGCTGATGCTTTGCTGATCGCGGAGTATGGTCGGCGGCTGCGGGGAGGGACGCTGTGAACACCCACGAACAGCGCCTAGTCGAACGACTGCGGGCTACGATCAGCGATCGCGACGAAGAGATCGCGGAACTGCGTCGCAAGCTGGGGGAGAGGCCAGAGCGCGAGCCCATTGCGGGCGTAAGCACGGAAGCGCTATGGCGCGGGCGGCTAGAGAGTACGGTACTCAGGGCGGTCGCTGAAGAGTTCGGCGTCACACCCAAAGAACTAGCCAAGCCAAACAAGACGCGGGCGGCTGGGATGCGTCGGCATATCGCTATGTACCTCATGATGCGCGCGGGCCTGTCGACAACTCAAACAGCGGCGGCGATGGGCTGCCGCAATCACACGACGGCGGTCTATGCCGGCCAGCGCGTGGCGGATGCAATGGCAACCTCGCCGCTGGTACGAGAAGCTATCGCAAGGCTTGAGGCGGTTTGCCCATGCGCCTCGGGGGGTATCAACTAATGGGAGCGCCACCAGTTAGCGCAAAACCGCGCACGCCGGAAGAGTGCGTTTGTGAGGAGGCTTACGAGATCGGGCGCATCGTCGCCGAGATCCGTATCAACATGGGTTTGACTCAAGGGAAAGTAGCGTTGATCGCCGAGGTGGCGCCGCAAACCGTCCAGACCATCGAATCGGGAACGCGAAGTTACAGTTTCCTGTCGCTGGTCAAGGTTCTGGCGGCTCTCGGGCTAGAGCTGGAGGTTATGGACGCATCATGAGCATGGAAGAGGCAGAACGTCTGGCGCTTTATCGTGGGCACCATTGGCGGGTCGAGATATTCGACGCCCAACTAGGAGGGTCTATTCATCTGTACTTTTCTGGCGAGGATGGCGCGAGCCAGTGCGCGATCAGAACAGGTGGCTGGGTACAGTCATGGGATGGAGATTTCTGGGTAGACCGAAGGCGCGCATCATGACGCGATCACCGATCAAGCGCAAACCCCGCCGGCCAAAATCCGGCGACGACCCCCAATACCTCGAGTGGATCCGGAAGCAGCCGTGCGTGGTGCCTGGATGCGCTGGCGGATGGTGGCGACATGTGGAAGCGGCGCACTTCGGCCAGCGGTCGATCGCGCTAAAGCCTCCCGATGCTGAAGCACTGCCGCTGTGCGCTTCTCATCATCGCATCGGGCCTAAAGCGCATCACGTCCTGGGCTCCGACAGGTTGTTTGAGCAGGCCCACGGCATCAACCTCGGCGAGCTAATCGCTGAGCATCGGGCTAGATACGCATTGATAAAGGAGGAGTAAAGGTATGACACATGGGCTCATGCGAAAGCGGATAGCTAACGGCGATTGGCGCAGGGCGGACAATCTCTCGAACGTAGTCGATGCTGTATCCGCAAGAGACGCATGTAACAGAATGGAGAGAGCGTCTCGTGATGCAGGCATCCCTACGTTTTTGATTGACCCCGGCGATGGTCAGAGATTGCCGATTGCCATCAATCTAAAGAGCGGCGACGGATCAATGGCAATGCCCTACGAAAGAATGTGGGTTGAATCGGTCGCATATTTTGACAACGACAAAACGGGCAGGTTCGTGGCGCTGGTTGAAAATCCAAATAACTACGCCCTTGAGTGTGAGGGTGGCGCTGTATTGATATGGTGGGCAATGTGCGCTACCGACGCACAACTAACGGGCGTTATGAGCACCGTGCTTGTTAGTGGCGAGTGCGACGAGCGCGGGGTAGTGCGCCCGACATTAGTCGACGGCAAAAATATCAACATAAAGGTTTTGCCTCATTTAGCGTCGCTAAATTCCCAGAAGGCGTCAACTCAAGATGTAGCGCATGATCTAGCTACGCGAGCTGTGTGGGACGTTTTGTATTTGTTTATGATGCTGTCTTGCCGCAACGTCGAAGTGGTCAAGCGGAAGTACCAGGGGAACTACGATCGTAAGCGCCGAAAGTATAAGGGCGGCTATCAGTACCATACGATAGTTGTGCGAAACAAAGACAAGAGGATAGTTTGTGACGCTGATCCACTAGCGCCAGAGGGTCCGCCGGCGCGTCATATGGTGCGCGGCCATTTCAAGACCTACACATCCGAGGCCCCATTGATGGGCAAGCTGACCGGACGCTACTACTGGCCGCCGCACGCGCGAGGCAGCCGTGCTGTTGGCGAGATCGAGCACGAGTACAGGGTGGGCTGATCGCTGAGCATCGGGCGCGGTATGAGGCAGAAAAATAGTTGCGAAAGTACTTGCTAAACTCTACCGATGGCGGTATAGTTAACCCATGAGCAATCAAGCCAACTGGACAAGCTACCCGACGATGCAAGACGCGATCGAAGCGACCCGCCGCCGCAACAGTTGCGCGACAAGCCCCAAGCATTTCGCGGTTGCCGTCGAGCAAGACGAGCGCGGCGTCGTCATGCCGATGCGCGATGCGATCAGCAACGGGTTTCTGTACTCGTGGGCGGCTCGCTAGATGCCGCTGTTCAACGCAACCCCGGCGCAACTTCGCGCCTACGGTGACGCACTGACGAAAGACCCCGTATGGGGGCCAGCGCCGCCAGCGTGGCATGTGGCGATGGCTCAGTTGGATTGGTACGTGGAGGCTAAATTGAGGGAACAGGAAGAACAGAGAAGCGAGTACGAGAAGTTTCTGGAGGCCAAGCGCCACGAGGGCGCTGATTGCGGCTTTGAGCCGACGTTCATGCCGGGGTTTCTGTTTGACTTTCAGCGCCATCTAGCGGAGTGGTCAATCCGGGGCGGAAGACGGGCCGTGTTCGCGGATTGCGGATTGGGCAAGACCGCGATTGAGTTGGTTTGGGCTCAGAACATCCTGGAGAAAACCGGCAAGCCCGCGATGATCCTAGCGCCATTGGCGGTATCGCAGCAGATCGTTCGCGAGGGTGCAAAGTTCGGCATTGAATGCGCGCGGTCTAGCGATGGCTCTGTCCCGTGCGGAATCACGCTATCGAACTATGAGCGCATCGACAAGTTCGACCCGGCCAGGTTTGGCGGCGTTGTCTGTGATGAGTCCAGCATCCTCAAATCATTCGACGGCAAGCGCAAGCAGCAGATAACCGAGTTCATGCTAAAGGTGTCGTACCGGCTCTTGGCGACGGCGACTGCCGCACCGAACGACTACATCGAACTTGGAACATCGAGTGAAGCCCTGGGATACCTCGGCTACATGGACATGCTGGGGCGGTTCTTCCGCAACGACAATAACAACAGTGCGGCCCGCAGGATGTATGGCGAAGTTCCTAAGTGGAGGCTCAAGGGCCATGCCGAGACGCCATTCTGGCGCTGGGTCACATCCTGGGCGCGCGCTTGCCGCAAGCCGTCCGACCTGGGTTTCAATGACGACCGCTTCGAGTTGCCGGAACTGATCGAGAACACCCATGTCATCAAGGCCAGCCGCCCGCCTGATGGGATGCTGTTCGACATGCCGGCCACTGACCTACGGAGCCAGCGGGAGGACCGCAGGCGAACGATTCAGGAACGATGCGAGAAGGTAGCGGAATTGGTTGACCACGACCAACCGGCGCTCGTGTGGTGCCACTTGAATGACGAAGGCAATTTGCTAGCCGACATGATCCCGGATGCTGTGCAGGTATCCGGGTCGGATAGCGATGCGGCCAAAGAGGAGCGACTAGCGGCCTTCGCGAATGGCGAGGCAAGGGTTCTCATCAGCAAGCCCAAGATAGCAGCTTGGGGTCTTAACTTCCAGCACTGCGCGCATGTGACCTATTTCCCGTCTCATTCATTCGAGAGCTACTACCAAGCGGTTCGCCGGTGCTGGCGCTTCGGACAAGAGCGTCCCGTGGTGGTCGATATCGTGATGACGGAAGGCGAGCGCGCCATCATGGATAACCAGCAGCGCAAGGCGGAAGCCGCCGGCAAGATGTTCGAGAGCTTGGTGCGCGAGATGAACCACTCGCTAGCCGTGCAAGGGTTTCAGGGGTTCAAAAATAGAGAGGAGATTCCGACATGGCTGTGAACGACCAGACGATAACGAGCGAGTACGCCCTGTACAACGGCGACTGCATCGAGGTGATGCAATCCCTTCCGGCTGAGCGGATCCATTTTTCGATCTACTCGCCTCCGTTCGGCGGGCTGTACCACTACACTTCCAACGAGCGCGATCTGTCCAACTGCTTGGACTACGATAAGTTCTTCGACCACTATCGCTACGTGGTGCGCCAACTGTTCCGGGTCACTATGCCGGGGCGGTTGACCGCCGTCCATTGCACGGACATCCCGTCCAGCAACAGTGGCCAAGATCACCTGATCGACTTTCCTGGCGATATCATTCGACTCCACCAAGACGAAGGGTGGAAGATGGTCGCACGTCACACTATTTGGAAGGAGCCGCTGTGGGTTCGCAACCGCACGCTAACCAAAAACCTCGCGCACAAGACCATTGTTGACGATGCCGCCTACGCCGGTGTCGCGTCAGCCGACTACCTGATCGTATTCCGCCGTAAGGGAGAGAACCCCATCCCGATCGCTAACTCGACCGGCCTAGATCACTACGCTGGTCAATCGCCTATCCCGGCTGAGTTGCTGCGATACAAGGGCTGGACAGGCAAGCAGACCGAGAACAGGTTCTCGCACTGGATCTGGAGGCGCTACGCTTCGTCGGTATGGGATGACATCAACATGGGCCGGGTGCTCCCGTTCCAGGACTGCCGAGACCCGGAGGATGAGAAGCACGTTCACCCGCTCCAGCTCGACGTGATCGACCGCGCGGTGTGCCTGCGAACCAATCCAGGCGAAACCGTATTTACGCCATTCATGGGGGTTGGGTCCGAGGTCTACGGCGCTGTCGCCAATGGACGCAAGGGGATGGGGGTTGAACTCAAGCCGAGCTACTATCGGCAGGCGTGCGCCAACCTCCCCGGAGCTGTGGAAGAGTACAGCGAGTCTCGGGATCAAATCGAGATGTTTGCCAGTGAACAGCCATGCTCAGCGTAACCCAAGCCGCCCGCATCCTGAATGTCAACACGTCCAGGGTGCGGGCGCTCATCCGGGCCAATCGGATCAAAGCCGAGAAGGTGGGCGGCGTGTGGGTGATGC